CGGGCGTCATAGTCATCGCATGGACGTACCACATTGTTTCTTCTAGAGTCTTCTCTTCTTTACCCATGAAGGGTTTTTCGAAGAAAGACTCCCATTTTGACAAGGTGGCCAGAGAGTGCTCCATCTCCAGCTTGAACGACTCCTTTACGAAGAATTCTTTCTTTACCTCGTCGAATCCCTCGACTATGGGAACATTGATGACGAGCACTCTCTGACCTCCTCCCTACTCAGGCGTGGTCTAGAAGTCGCCCTTGAGCCAGTCGTTGTCTGACGGCTGCGTGAACTTGTAGCCGGAGTTCGGACGGGCCTCGACCACCTTGTTGGTGGTGAGGGTCATGGGGCCAGCGGGTACAGCCTCGCCGTCGACGTAGTAGGTGACACCAGTGACCGACGGGATCGTCAGGACGTTGGTGGCATCGTCGTAGGCAGGCTCTGTCGGGGTGGCCGTGAGGACCGAACCCGAGAAGATCGCAACGACCGTTGCCGGAGTCGGAAGAGACGGATCGGTTCCCTCGGTACCGTAGAGGAACTCCTCCAGGGTAGCCAGGGCATCGGCATCGACCTTCGTCGAGTCAATCACCAGGCTGGCGGTCGGCTTGTAGGTCACACCGGCGATAGTCCCCACCTCGTGAGGAGTCGTGGTGAACTCCCAACTGAAGGTGATCGCTTCCGGCGAGTCGTTGATCGTCGCGAAGGCCTTCTCGGACGGGGCAGCGAGACCTCCGTAGACCAGGTGGATCTTGTAACCGTGGTCCTGCCCCGCGAGGTCATTTCCGACCTTGGTGCGGTAGGACAGGCCGAAGGTCTTGCGGGACTGCTGACCGATACCAACGCCGGGGGTCGGGGATGCGGTGCCGTCGCACTGCTCCCATTCCACCGGGTACGTGAAGGCCTCGATGGTACCGCCGAACTCCTCGGCGGAGACCAGGTTGAGGTACTTGATGTTGTCGGCGTACTGGGGGTTGGACTCGGCGCCCGAGGGCGACTCGGTGACGGTCGTCAGACCGTTCCACGCGTAGCCGTCGACGTAGGCGCCAGCGCCGTTGGGGATGTAGAGGACACCGTGGTCGACGCCGGTCTCGTAGAGCCGCTCGCCTGCCTTGTCCCACTGGAGTGTGGTCATGCTGGGTACTCCCTCACTCAGAAGTAGTAGAGGTTGAAGACGTAGTGGTGAAGATTGTCCGCTGTGAATATACGATTCAAGTTGGACAGGGGTAGTTGAGCGACGTCATCGGAAATGCTCATACCCGAATCGGCATTCCTGTCGATTATCGTCACCTGATACCGCTTGGCGCGACTGTATGGGTGATTGCCAGCGAACTCGGTCTTCGCGTTGTCATGTGCATAGACAATGCACGGGTACTGCATCGTCAGATTGGACGGGGGCTGAAAATATACGTTACGGCTCCCCAGCGTAGACGCCAGGATCTCATGGAGTTCAAGGCGCTTGGGGTCTGGGGCCATTGTATACACCCCCCATCCTCAATAGCAGGCGGGGGCTCCGCACCTCGATCTCTGTGACCGTCCACAGAGCCCCCATCCACTCAACATAGCGAATTGCCGAAATATGCTCGTTGGCATAAGCATCCGCAACAATGCTAATCGAATTACTCACCGAGAGGTCATTGTTGACACTCTCACCTTCCCGGAACTTCAGCGAATTCCGTTCCACGTCTCCGAAATGGGAGCGTTCGTGGATCTGGTCTTCGTGCACGCCAGGGGAGGTTTCAACAGTTACGCCGTATCCCACCTTTCCAGAAAATCGTGTCATGACAGAAGGTGTTCAGCTCAGGCGGCCGGACGCGTGAACGGCCACGAGTCGTTCTGGTTGTCCGCGAAGTGGTAGCCGGAGTCCGCGATGGCGTAGATGGTCGTGGACTCGCCCGCAGCCAGGGCCGTCTGAGGACCTGCGGTCAGGGTGACGGCATCCTCGTTCTTGTAGGTCACGCCGGTGACGGTCGGGATCGTCACGACACCGGTGCCCTTGTTGAAGGCAGGCTTGACGGGCTCCGCGAGGACACTGGCCGCTTCGGTCTTCTTGATGATGACAGCGGAGTTCGGGCGGACGAGGGCACCCGACATGCGAGTCTCCAGCAGGTACTTCTGCTGGTTGTAGTCGATGTCGAAGTCCTCGAACATCGTCAACTCGCCACCCTTGTCGGTGCCGATGTTGTAGTCGTCGAGGTTGACGATGATACCGATCAGATCGGTGATCTCCTTCATCGGCTCGACGGTGACGATGGCCTTGACACCGAGCGCCTCGGCAAGGGCCTGCTTGGACTCGTAGATCCGCCGACGGTCGGCGTCCCGGATCTTCAGGAACTTGTTGAGATACGGGATCGTGGTGAAGAGGGTCGGCGTACCGGTTCCCTTGTAGAACTCCATGCCGTCCATGACGGCGTCCACGGCCGCGTCGTACGTCGCGTCGGTGTCGTCGACGTTCACGTTCAGCGTGGTGACGAAGAACTCGTGGTCGTTCAGGATGGAACGGATGCCCGTACCGTCCGAAGCACCGAGCGGGTCCTTGATCTTGTCCTCGTCGACGGCAGAGCGACCGTCACCGATGAGGATCGCCCGCGCGATCTCCTCCTCGGTCATGAGACGCATCTCGCCCTTGAGGAACGAGACGACATCGAAGTCCGTGATGTCGAGCATGTCGTCACGGTCGAGCTTCTGCTTCTTGTAGATCGTGGTCGGGCTGGTGGTCCGCTTCGTGACCCCGATCCACTCTTCGAGCTTGTAGTGGCCCTTGATGTAACCCTTGGCGCGGGCCTCCTCCTGCCGGAGGTCGGCAGAGAAGGTCTTGATGCGCGAGAAGGGGGTGTGGCGAGTACCGTTGAGGACGGTGGAGACCCACTCGGTCCGGCGCTTGTCGAGATCGATCGTCCCGGTGGCCATCTTGGCGTCCGGGAACAGGATGTCGATGTCGGTGATGCCGTGCTGGAGGTTGTCCTTGGCGTAGGCCTCGACGGCCGACTTCAGCGAGCCGAGCTTCTCGGCGTCTGCGAAAATACCCTTGAGGGCATCGTGGGACAGCTCGTGACGCTTACCGTCCTTGGTGCTCTCAGTCGTCTGGTCGAACACGTTGCGCGACATGTTGTCGGCTCCTTCCTGGTGGCTGAGGTCGCCCTCGCCGGGCTGGTTGTCGGAGTGGGCGGCGGACGATGCGTCTTCGAGAGCGACACCGATGAGGTAGTGAACGACGTTCCGCTCCTCCTCGGTGAACCCTTCGTAGACTTCGGCGATGGTCGGGTCTCCGTCGGCGTGCGCGAGGTTGTCGTCCTCGTCTTCCTCGTCCATTTCGTCCTCGTCTTCCTCGACATCGTCCGGGTCGTTGTGCTGAAGGGCGAGACCGGTGAAGATGACCGCGTCCTCGTCCGACTCGACGACAGAACCGTCACCGTGCTGGATGTTGACGAAGTCGATCTTCGCGCCAGGGTTGGCACCGGCCAGTACGAGACTGACTTCACGGATGATTCCGTGGGTGACAGTCTTCGCATGCTCGACGAGACCGTTGGCGAAGATCGACAGAGAATCGAGGTCCTCGTGCTCCACCGATTCCTTGGCCGCCTGGGCCCTCGACGTCTTGTTGAAGAACCCGTAGGCGTAGATGCCGTCGTCTCGGGCTTCGAGGAGGGCGTGGCCGAGCACGTTCTCCGGGTCGTTGTGAGCGTGCTGCCAGACGAGCGGAATACGCTTACCGTCCATGTGACGGAAGGCGTCAGGCGTGATGGTCCGGCCATCGGAGCACTTGAGCCCAGCCTTGGTGGCGTAACCGCTGAAGTCGGCCTTACGGTTTACTCCCATTTTGACTGCTCCCTTCTACTTCGTAGTCTTCTTGGCTCCGATGGAGCCTTCTTTGCGCATCTTAGCGATCCGCTCTTGGATGGTCTTGATCTTGCTGTTCAGCGACTTGATCTCCTCGGAAAGAACCTTATCGGGGTTCTTCTCTCGGTACTCTTCCGCCGCTTTTGCAGCTTTGTCCTTCTGAGCAGGAGTCAGCTTCTGTGCGCCAGTCGTCTTCGAGGTCGAAGTTGACTTCTTGGGAGCGGTCTTGTCCTTGACTCCGCTTCGAGCTTTGGCAGCCTTGGTGAGCTCGGCTAGAACAGCCTGGAGTTTCGCCAAACGCCCCTTGAGAGCGGCTACATCGGCTTCAAGTTTCCTCCGCCTTTCGGCTTGGCGCTGAGCCCTCGTCTTCTTCGGGATCGTGGGTTTGACAGCGGCTTTGGTTCTACCCTTGAGCTTGCGAGTTCTGAGGTAGTACTGCCTTCGCTTTACCGCGTCGTAGTCATGGACGAGGTTCTCATCCATCTTCGATCCCTAGTTCGTCGAAGATCTCGTCTAGGGTCCCGTTGAGTTCGTCAAGACCACTCTGGAGGAGGTCGTCCCCTTCTTCAGGAACTTCACCTTCCGGTGGAGGGGCTTCCATGACTTCGCCGGGCTGAGGCATGTTGCTGTTGACGAGCTGATCGGCCTTCGGGTCCTTGGAGGGCCTGAATCCGATACCCTGACGAATCTCGTTCGAGGTAAGGACTTCGTTCCTCGTGAACTTGTCCGAGATCTCCGCGATCTGCTCCATGGGAACGAGCGCGAACGGGTCCCTGAAGAACATGACAGACTGCCCTTGGGTTCGAGCCGTGCGTGTCAGGAACTTCCGCTTCATCTCTTCGGTGATGGCACGGACTATCGGCTTGATAGTCCGATTGTGGTAATTCAGCATGGCCTTT